CCCGACGACCTCGCCCGCATGACCCCAGCTCAACGCGCCAAGATCCGCCGCTTCATCGCCCAGGTCGCCCTCGAGCTTGACGACGCCGCCCGCGACACCGTCGACCTCAAACACGCCGAACGGGAACGCCGCCAACAGAAATGGGGCGAACAGATCCGCCAACACGCCCGCAACCTCCAAGCACAACTGCCCCCCGAACCCGCCCACATCACCGCCGCCCGCCGCCAAGCCCTCCTCGACAACACCCGCTAAGGAGCCCTGCCATGGAAGACGACATCAAGCGCGACCGCTGGGGTCGCCCCCTCATTGACCCCGTTGACGGAGGCAAAGCCGTCGCTTACACCCGCGTCAGCACCCTCGCCAAGACGCTAGACAACAAAGAGCAGCTCATGCGCTGGAAGTGCCGACAGACAGCGCTAGGGCTCGGCAAGCGCAACGACCTCGTCGCCATGGCCGGCGCCGTCGGCGACGATAAAGGCAAACTTGACGAGATCGTCGCCGAAGCCATGAGCGCCGCCGCCAGCAACGCCGCCGCCAACCTCGGCACCACACTCCACGCCCTTACAGAACACGTCGACGCTGGCACCAAACCCGACTATCTGCCCGGTGAACTCATCGGCGACCTCACCGCCTACGAGGAAGCCATGCGCGGCATCTCCATCCTCGGCTCGGAGAAGTTCATCGTCAACGACGACGTCCAGGCCGCCGGCACCTTTGACCGCCTCCTACTTCTGCCCGGTGTGGGCATGGTCGTCGCCGACATCAAAACCGGCCAGCATGAACCCAACTACCCGCACGCCGCCTGCATCCAGGTCGCCACCTACGCCCGCGGCCACCTGTACGAGCACGGCAAAGGCCGCATCAAGTACCTGCCCGACCTTGGCGTCTCCACCGACGTCGGGCTCATGATCTGGCTCCCAGCAGGCAAGGCCCGCTGCGAGCTGTACCTGCTCGACCTCAACCTCGGTTGGGAACTCGCGCAGACCGCGGCCAGGGTCCGCGACGTCTACAAGTCAAAGCCCCTGACCCTCCACACCGAAGCCACCCTGGCTGTCGGCTAACCAACCCAACCCAACAAGGAGTCAGCATGTCCATCTGGGACGACCCTGAGCTGCACGTCTCCGACGATTACGTCAAGTTTGAGACGCCCGGCGACACCATCACCGGAACCATCACCGCCCTACGCATCCACCGCTTTGACGACAAGCCCGTTCCCCAGATCGTGATCCGCACACCAGAAGGCCACGAGCGCACCGTCACCGGCGGCCAGGCCCGGCTCAAGGCTCTACTCACTGAGAAGCGACCCGACGTCGGCGACACCATCACCATCACCATGACCAACGTTGAGAAGCGCGCCGGCGGCAAGACCCTGAAGCACTTTGAGGTCGACATCGCCAAGGGCGGCGCAACTGTCGCTCCTGTGGCCGCACCCGCAGCGACACCCGACCCGGCCGCGACCCTCGCCGCTTCAGGGCTCACCCCCGAGCAGATCGAAGCCGCAAAGCAGCTGTTCGCCTAACCCCTAAACCCCCCACCCTCGTCGGCCTGCGCCTGGCGAGCTGCCCGTTCGAGCCGGGCGTGGGGACGCAGCACCCCAACCCAACCCAACCCTGTCCCGCACCTAAGCCAAGAAACCCTCTAACTCTGGGAAGGACACGCCTTGCGCGGCATACCCACGATGCACAACGGCATCAAATACCGATCACTCCTTGAGGCCAAGTGGGCCTCGTTCTTTACCCGCATTGGGTGGCAATTTGAGTACGAGCCGTTTGAGGGTAACGGCTACATTCCAGATTTTGTCATCTACGGCGAAACACCGTTTGCGATTGAAGTCAAGCCAGCCGTCAGCTGGAAAGAATTGCAGTCACATCAAGAAAAGACTAGGGCTGGACTACAAGACATTTGGGATCACGACATCCTCATCGTGGGCGCCAGCCCTGTCGAATTCCGTTCCTTGGCCGGCGAATCGGCCATTGGTCTATTGGGAGAGACAAACGACTTTGCTGCTGGCCTTTGGAGTTCGTGCCCCCAATGCGGAAGATGGGCAATTACACACGATTATCAGTCTTATCACCGTCGCCCATGCAGCCATTACGACGGATCGCAGTGGACTATCTCAGAGTCAGAGCGCGAGATCCTGGTCCGGCATTGGAAGCGAGCCTGCAATGAAGTCCAATGGCGCGGCGAGGCAACGCAAGTACGACCAACTGCACGATCGCAGCGGGAGGCCCTCCAGGCCGCTGGATTGACGTCTCATCAGCTCCAGGCAGCAAAGCAGTTGTTTACATGATGACAACTACCAGCCCCTACGCAGACGCCTTCGACGCCTACTGGCGAGCAGGATGGCGCGGCATCCTCCCACTCCCCCACGGCCAAAAGACCCCACCACCTGAGGGATACACCGGCTACGGCGGCCTCGAACCGTCCTACCCCGACTGCGCCGCCTGGGCCGAAGACGGCATCCACAACATCGCCCTACGCCTACCCCCCGACGTCATCGGCCTTGACGTCGACGCCTACGACGACAAACCCGGCGGCGAAACCCTCCACCGCCTCATCGGCGTCCATGGCCCGTTACCCCCCACATTCCTATCGACCAGCCGCGGCGACGGCATGAGCGGCATCCGCCTCTACCGCGTACCCGCCGGCTCCTCATTCCCCACCAAACTCCCCGGCATCGAACTCATCCAGAACTACCACCGCTACGCCGTCGTCTGGCCCAGCCGCCACCCAAACGGACAGCTCTACCAATGGATTGACGAAACAACCGGACAACCCAGCATCACCCCACCCAGCATCAGCGCCATCCCCGAACTCCCCAACGCCTGGGTCAACGGCCTCGTCATCGAAGGCAAACAACAAGCCGAGAAAGCCAACCTCGACGTCAGCCAGGCCGCCCAGATTGTCGGCCTGATGCGCGAAGGTGAACCCTGCCGACACATCCTCTCCGCAGCCGGTAAAGCAGTCGCCGGCGGCGACCGACACGACTCCTACAACGAAGCCCTACTCGCCGTCCTCGGCTACGGCCGGCGCGGCTGCCCCGGCGCCGCCCTCGTCATCCAACGCCTCAAAGCCGCCTTCATCGCAGAAATCGCCAACCGAGCCACACCCGCCGAAGCCAAAGCCGAATTCCACCGAGGCCTCATCGGCGCCATCGCCATCGTCGCCAACGAACTCCCCGGCAACACCTGCCCCGACGAAGTTGAGGACTACATCCGCAGCCTCGACCCCAAGCAGCCCAGCACCGACGACACGCCCGCCAACGCCGACCAGGCCCCCACCGACCCCGACAACACAACCGACGACGAAAACCCCCTCGACCGCGCCGTATCCCGCCGCTACGCCGAACTCATCATCAACGAACGCGCCAAAGAAAAACTCGCCACACTCAAAGCCGCCAACACCACCCCCCTCAACGGACACACCCTCACCCAATTCCTCGACCAGGCCGACGAAGAAGAGCGCTACCGCATCAACAAACTCTGGCCCGCCGAAGGCCGCGTCCTCCTCGCCGCCGCCGCCAAAACCGGCAAAACCACCCTCGTCGCAGCCAACCTCATCCCAGCCCTAGTTGACGGCACACCCTTCCTCGACAACACCTTCACCCCCAACCCAACCCAACGCCGAGTCGCCCTCTTCAACATGGAAGTAGGGCCCCGCACCCTCCGCCGATGGATGCGCGAATCAGACATCGAAAACGCCGACAACGTCCTCGTCGTCAACCTCCGCGGCAAAGCCGGAAGCCTCCAACTCAACTCCGACGCCGGCCGCAAACAAACCGCCCAATTCCTCACCGACCACGACACCGACATCGTCATCCTCGACCCCCTAGCCCCACTCCTCGCCAGCCTCGGCCTAGACGAAAACTCCAACGCCGACGTCGCCCAATTCTTCGCCTGGTGGTCCGAAACCCTGTCGCTGGCCGGTGTCACCGACGACCTCGTCGTCCACCACACCGGCCACGCAGGCGACCGCAGCCGAGGCGCCAGCCGCCTCCTTGACGAACCCGACGCCATCTGGACCCTCACCAAAGGCAAGGACACCGAGCCGACTAATCAAAACCCATTCCCCATGGCGCCGCGATTCCTAGGCGCCTACGGGCGCGACGTAGACGTACCCGCACGACGCCTTGAATTTGACCCGACGACACGCAACCTAGCGCTCACAGACCAAACCGAGATCCAAGCGTCAACCGACTTACTCGTGCAGACCTACCAGGCCAGGATCATGGCTGCCATAGCAAATAGCGGCGGCGGCCTGACAGCCAAGAAGGTTCGGGACGCAGTTGGCGAGGGCAGCCTAGACACACACAAGCGAGTACTTGAGCAGCTCGTCACCAAGGGACAACTTGACGTCCTACGCGATCAGTCGGTCGCTAGAAGCTCAAGACCCGTCGACATATTTGCCATTCCTGGCCTCAAGGCGGCCACTGGTGACTAGTGGTGAGAACCGGTCACCTCACCAGTGGACCGGACTGGTCACCGGTTACCCCCCTATAGGGGTAACCAGCCAGTCACCCCACATCACTACACAAAAAACATCCGACTGGTAACCCATGAGAAATTCAATAAGACACCAATGCCGGAAGTGCGGCGCGCACATCCGCAGCGGCCCCGACGCCAACGCCGCCGCCATCGAAGTCAGCGTCGACGACGAAGTAGTTGACCACCGCGGCGAACTACTCGCAGCCCTATCCGGCCGCAAGACCTACAGCCTCGAGGCCGGCGACCTCTACCGACGCTACGACTACCACCTGCGCAAACCCGCAGCCCAAGCCGTCATTCAACACAAATGCTGGGAGCCATGCCCAGTGGACTGGCTCGCCCCACCACCCCAACGCAAGCGCCAGCAGCCAACAACTAAGCCGCCATTCTAAGAAAGGCAATTCAGCATGGACCTCAACGCCCGCTTCAGAAAGACCAAATGCTTCTGGTGCCAAAGCCCTAGCGACAACTCAGTCACCCCTTGCTGCGTCGGAGCGATGATGTGGCAGGCCGCGGTAGTTGAGGACGCCCGACGCTGGCTCGCCCAAAACAACCCCGACATCATCCACTTCGGACTTGGAGACGACGGCCTTGAATAACTGCCAACTCCCCCACCGCGACCCCAAAAGCGCCGTCGACGGCACCCTCGTCTGCCCCGGCCACACCCGCTGGCTCAAAGAATCCATCGACGACGTCGTCATCACCTACGCCCTCCTCCCCGACTTCTACGAACCCGGCACCGCCATTGACGACGGCCACCAAGTCAAAGGCAAACGCGTCGACCCACCCGCACCCGTCCGCCTTGACGTCGTCGCCCTCCTCGACCGGCGAACCGTCCAGCGATACCCCCACGACATCGTCCCCGTCCTCGCCATGCTCGAAGCCTGGGCAGAACTCGTCCGCGACGAACGCCAAATCAAGCCACGCCGCCACACCACCGTCACCAGCGAAGCCAGCCTCCTACTCGCCCACCTCGAATGGATCATCACCCAGCCCTTCGTCAGCGACCTGGCGCAAGAGATCCGCGAAGTAAAGTCCGCACTGCACTCGGCAATTGGCGACCACGCGCCGCGACCAGTCGGCACCTGCCCAGTTATTCACCCCGACATTGGCGAGTGCGGCGGCAAGCTCTACCAGGATCGTTACGGCGGCATGAGTGTCACCTGCCGTAAATGCGGGGAGACTTGGGGCGAGACTGAGCTGCGGCGCCTTGGTCTAATGACGCAGGCGATTTGACAATGGCGTTTGCATCGTTCATTCTGGTGGTGGCGAAGTATGCCTGTACCCGGTTAGCCGACATCGGCTGCCGGGTTTTCGCATTCCAAGGAGAGGACATGGCGCAACAGACCAAGCCCCGCGCCAAGCCCGACCCTGCCCAGCCCATCATCAACGTCGCCGACATTGACGAAGCGCTGACGCACACCAGCCGCGTCGCCAACCGTGACGACAACTGGCACCGCTGGGCCGACGCCCTGCTCGACCAGCGCAACCGCATCGCCCGTTCCGGCCCGCGCCGCGAGACTCGAGTGATGCAGCCCAACGAGTACCCCGAACGCTAGTGATCCGCCGACCCTGCCTGGACTGCGGCGCCCTGACCACCAACGCCACACGTTGCGAGCCCTGCCGCCTCACCAATCAACGGGCCAGGGAGCGGGGGCCACGCCCCCACTACGCAGGCGACTACCCCAAGCGGGCGAGGCAAGTCAGGCAGGCGCCGGGCCCGTGCTGGATCTGCGGCATTGACACCCTCAAGCCTGGCGATATCTGGACGGCTGACCATCTGCTTCCAGGTGACCCGGCGAGCCCGCTCGCTAAGGCTCATCGGTCGTGTAACTCGTCGAGGGGGGCCCGCCCCCTCCCCCTGGGATAGACCGGGACCGGGTCGGAAGTTGGACAGGCACACGATCTGGTTACCCGCTCAGTACACACACACAAATCGCTCCGAAACTCAGACTTCGCCTGGAGGTTTTAGATGGCCCCTAGAGGTCGACCTCCAAAGCCCGTTGAGCAGCATCGGCGAACAGGCACCTTTAACGCCGCCAAGCACAACCGCGGCGCCCTAGTCGCCGTTGAGCCCGTTGACCTGGAGCCGTTCCAGCGCCAGGCCGCCGACCTGTTCGCCGACATCATGCAGGCGGGCTCGGCTTGGTTTGCCCGCACCGATGGGGTGCAGCTGGCGATGCTGCGCGAGTCGCTCGAGGAGCGTGAGCGCCTGCTGCCGGTGGCGGAGTCGTCGACCGAGGCCCGCAAGCAGCTGCGCGAACTCAACCGGGAGATCGCTGACTGGCTGACTCAACTGGGTTTCAACCCGACGGCCCGTGCCCGCCTGGGCTTGGCCGAAGTCAAGGCCGCCTCGACGCTGGAGAAGTTGCAGGCCAAGCGGTCCAAGTAAGGGAGCCACCTGCGCATGGCAGCCCGAAAGATCAAAGGCTGGCCGCCGGCCATCCTGACCCCTGTTCCTGCTGCGGACATCAAGCGCGGCGACGGCCCCCTAGTCACCGAATTCATTGAGGCCTTGTGCCCCCAGGTGAAGGACTCGGTCGGCGGCCGGGCTGGTGAGCCTTTGCTGCTGCGACCTTGGCAGCGCAAGCTCATGGACAACTTGTTTGCCCGTCGGGCCGATGGGAGATATCGGCACCGGGTAGGTGTCGTGGGACTTGCTAGGAAGAACGGCAAGAGCGCATTGGGCTCCGGCATCGCCCTCTATGGCTTGTTTATGGGTCCGCGAGGCGGCGAGGTTTATTCGTGCGCGGCTGACCGCGACCAGGCGCGCATCGTGTTCGGCGCTGCCAAGCAGATGGTGGAGATGTCCCCGGACTTGGCCGAGCAGGCGAAGTTGTATCGGGACGCTATCGAGATCCCGGCGACGGGCTCGGTGTACCGGGTGCTTTCCTCCGAGGCGTTCACGAAGGAAGGCCTGTCGCCGACTCTGGTCGTTTATGACGAGCTGCACGCCGCGCCCAACCGTGAACTCTGGGACGTGATGACGCTGGCGCAGGCCGCGCGCTATGACGCCTTGACCTTGGCGATTACGACTGCTGGGGTGCGGACGGACTCCACCGGGCAGGACTCGGTGTGTTATGGCCTGTATCAGTACGCGCAGCGGGTCGCGGCCGGTGAGGTCGAAGACCCGTCGTTCTTCGGTGCTTGGTGGCAGGCGGACCCGGACTGCGACCATCGCGATGCGAAGAACTGGCAGATTGCCAACCCTGGCTACGGCGACATCCAAGACCCTGAGGATTTTGAGTCTTCGGTGAAGCGGACGCCGGAGGCGGAGTTCCGCACGAAGCGCACCAACGTGTTTGTGTCCTCGCAGCAGGCTTGGTTGCCGCACGGTTCTTGGGACGATCTGCCGACGATGTTGCCGGTGGATGACGGCACCCCGGTCGTGCTGGGGTTTGATGGTTCGTTCTCTGGGGATACGACGGCGATTGTCGGCGTGACGATTGAGGAGACCCCGCGCGTCTGGCTGGTCGACTTGTGGGAGAAGCAGCCTACCGACCGTGATGACTGGCGGGTGGACATTGGCGGGGTTGAGGCTCGGATTTTGGAGACGTGCGGCCGGCTCAATGTGGTTGAGGTTGCGTGTGACCCGTACCGTTGGCAGCGGTCAATGGAGGCGCTGGCCGAGGCCGGGGTTCCGATTACTGAGTACCCATCGAGCAGCCCAGCTCGCATGGTGCCATCGACGGCCAAGTTTTTTGATGCGGTTGTATCGGGCCAGGTCGCGCACGATCATGCTCCCGCTCTTGCCCGCCACTTGGACAACTGCGTCATTAAGACCGACCAAAAAGGGCCGCGGGTAGTTAAGGAGCACCGGGGTTCTCCTCGCAAGATTGACGCCGCGGTTGCGGCCATCATCGCTTTTGACCGGGCGACGCATCGCCGCGAGGCGGAGCCCGAAGCACCTGTCGCCAGTTTCTTTTCCGTTTAGGAGCGTCTATGCGCATCGCCCTTGCTTTGCAGATCGCTGGCTGCGCTGCGCTCATTGTCGGGTGCGCCCTTGTGGCGCCTTGGCTGGGTTTCGTTGTTGCTGGGGTCTGCGGCCTGGCTTTCGGTGTCGCGCTTGAGAGAGGCCTCTGATGTTGGGGAACTTGTTTGGCGGTCAGCCGATGGAGGAGCGCAACCTCTCGTACCAGCAGGTGTGGGGTTCCGGCATCGACGTCTCGGGCTTCGCGACTTGGGCGGGCACGGTCGTCAACCAGAAGAACGCCCTAGAGATCGGCGCTGCCTACGCTTGCGTGCGCCTGCTGTCGGACACGATCTCAACTCTGCCGGTGGACACGTTCATCCGCCGCGACGGCAACCGCCTCCCCTACCGGCCGCGGCCAGCCTGGGTGTACGAGCCCGAGGGCCCCGGCTCCAGCCGCATTGAGTATTACAAGCAGATCGTCGTCTCGATGCTGCTCTCTCATGGGGCCGTGGTGCAGATCCTCCGCAACGGCAACGGCGAGATCGTCGCGCTTCAGCCCCTTGACCCGACCCGTGTGGACATTCGCCGGAACCCAGCGACCCGTTTACGCGAGTTCGTGATTGACGGCGGCGAGGCTGTTCTGTCGGGCGAGGACGTTGTCTACATCCCCGAGATGCGCCGGCCCGGTTCGCTCAAGGGTGTGAGCCGGGTGGACGAGCTGAAGCAGACGCTGGGCTTGGCGAAGGCGCTGGATGAGTTCGCTTCGCGGTACTTCTCCAACGGTGCCAACACCTCGGGAATGATTGAGTTCCCTGGCAACTTGACGCAGGAGCAGGCCAAGGATCTGGTCGACGCTTTTGAGGCTGGGCACAAGGGCTTGAAGAAGGCTCACCGGCCTGGCGTGCTGTCGGGTGGCGCGAAGTTTGTGAAGACGGGCTCGGATGGCGAGCAGGCTCAAATGCTTCAGAGCCGCCAGTTCGCCGTGGAAGAAGTCGCCAGGGTCTTTCGTTGCCCCCCCAGCATGATCGGATTGAACACTCCCGGCGCCATGTCCTACGCCTCGGTGGAGCACAACGCCATCCAGTTCACCCGCTACTCTCTCACCCCGCTCATCGCCGCCATTGAGGAAGCCCACAACCGCCTTCTCCCCGGCGACGTGTTCCTGCGCGTCAACATGGACGGTCTTCTCCGAGGTGACTCGGCAACCCAGGCGCAGGTGTTCTCCACGGCGTTGCAGGCCGGGTACATGAGCGTCAATGAGGCCCGCGGCTTGATGGATCTGCGCCCGGTCGACGGCGGCGACAACCCGCGCGTCCCGCTCGCCAACATCGCCGTCGCTTCTGCCGGGATCGTTGAGGAGCGCGAGCGCGTCGAGATGGCCGCGAAACTTGTCCAGTCTGGCTACGAGCCCGCA